ACAACTGGTGCCGGGGCGACAACTGGTGCCGGGGCGACAACTGGTGCCGGGGCGGCACGAGTAACTGACGCTGGCAGAACTGGAGCCGGAAGTGCAGGCGGAAGTGCTGCCGGTCGAGAACCACCAAGCGCCGCCATTGCCTTCGACTTCTTCTCTTCCGTGATTTGATTCACGTAAGAAACCAAATCGACCGACTTTGCCAACAAAGCTGCCGGAGCAACAGTGGAAGTTGGGGCCGCCTGCACCGTGTACTTGGTGTTGCGACCGGTGCCGACGCGAGAGACGATGATATCGAGGCCAGTGTTCAAATCAAAGAGCGTTATACCTTCTGAAAGATAGGTTTCGATGATCTGCATTAACTGCTCGAACGCCGTCATTGGCAGGGCGAGTTGTTGAACAACATCGCTATAGGTGCCGCCAGGATTACCGTCGGTATTTTTCGTCCACTGTGAGGCGTTGACGAGATGCTTTTGGGTGGCGCGAGCCTCTTTGTAGAATTCTGCGGAGACTTCATCACCACGAGCCAGATTTTCGGCTACGAGGCTATCGATCTGAGAACAGACTTCGCAGGCGAGACCATACGTTTTGGAGGCGCATACGACGACGGCTTTGACTTCTTGCGTTACGGGGTCTTTAATAAAGTGTTGACCGAAATCATGAACGGGCAACTGCTCCAGGTCACCTGATGGATGCGGCAGAATGCGCCACCTGGAGTTGCCTTGCGGGGGTCCAACGGAGAAATCTCGTTGGCGTTTGGACTCCATGTCCTTTTTCTTGTCCTTTAGTGCTTCGAGTAGAGACATACTATGTTTCCTTCTTTAATGGCCGTAATGGCTAATGGTCAGATTGACTTGCATAGTATAGCAAGACAATGACGAACTTTTACAGGTAATTTGTAGTTTTTTTTTGAGGCTACATACAGTCGGAAATATCTGGCAAAACAAGCGCTTCTGCCGGAAAATCTCGTTTCAACTCCAACTCCACCGGCTCACCGAACTTCGGAACGACAGCAGAAAGTTCCACCAAAGGAACACGAGTGTCAGATGCGGACCAACCTGCCTGGCGATTCTTGTTCAACTGCACAAGCATGTCCCTCTTTATTTTGATAGCGTTCAGAGTTTCCTGACATGCTGCCAACACCGCCGATGCCTCGTTCAGATTGAGTTCGGCGCATACCATTCGCGAGTCACCGGTCACTCTTGAAAGCACCTGTGGATTGGTGACTTTTTCCTCTCTGATAACGGCGTCATCTCTGATGACCTTCTCCAGTTGCGCCGCCATTAGGTTTCTGCGACTCTTGAATCCATCTCGCTGAATGCGCGCCTTTGCGACAAGCAAGGAATACCTTGCGTACAGCGGCGAAATGGCAAGCAAGTTGTTGCCTATTTCGTGCGGATCGATGGACGTATCTCGAATAACATCCTCGATGTTGATAAAATCCTGTACCAATGGGACCGCCTCAGACTCCATTGAAATCCTTGCGCCTTCTAACAGTGATGTTTTCATGTGATCGCCTCTTTTACTTGTGCAAATAGGTCGTTGAGAATGTCTTGCTTGCTTGTGTCGAATGTTATAGCAGCGGGATTAAAGCCTATGAATAAACTGCATTCCCGCTCGGCATCATAAATCACTTTGCCCACGCTGTCGGCTCCAATTTTTACCGAAGGGCACAATTCACGAATGACCGCGTTACCAAGCATCACAATAACTGGCGGCCTTAAAATGTCCATCTCCAAGGTAAGATATGGCTTGCAGCCGTTTACCTGTTCATTTGATAAAAACTGCTCCGTCTTTTTTGCCTTCACAAGACTGGTGTAATAGCCTTCACCCACCTGTATGTCATTCTTGGCTAATGCGGCGCGCACATAGTTTGACGCCTTGCCGCTGAGCATCTTGTTGTCATTTTCCTCAGAAAAATTAGGACAATCAGTTACAACCATAAACTTTGCCACGCCGCCCAAACGTGGAACAGGGTGAACGGTGCCAGCGAGGTCGCATCTGTCGCATACTCCGCACGGTCTGATGACCTCACTTATCAGTCTATTCTTGGCCTCCTTACCCTGCTCAATGTTACGGTCAGACTTAACCACCGAAACCATCAATCCAGGCATGAGTTCCAACTGCTTCGGCAGCCTGCGAGGGTCATTTATATCGCCAAGTGTCGAATCTGGAGGTTCAATGCTGACTAGCGCGCCCACTGCCCTAAGATTTTCTTTGTGCCTTTTATTGAATATACGGCCAGAAGTTCTCGCATCAAGGTCATCGTAGTTTACGAATGGCCCGGCTGATGTTCTGACCTCTATCAGATGCGCCGCCGTTTTGTCCGATATCTGTTTAACTCTATTGAAGGGTGAGACAAGCACTGGACCACCTTTAGTATCAACAATTTCAAATCGATCCGTTGATGTATTGATATCAGGCGGCAATACCATGATGCCAGACTTGTTTGCCGTGCGCACAAGATTTTCCAATTTCTCTTCCTTGAGAACTGACAGAGCGGCAGCAAAGAACGCTTCCGGATAGTGTACCTTTAGATACATAGTCCAGAAGGATATGACAGTGTATTCGACGGCATGACTTTTGTTGAACGCGTAGCCTGCAAATGCTTCGATCTGGTCAAACAGCTTTTCAGCCGCCTTTCTTGGGAATCCGGAGGTTGCTTCTGCACCATCGACGAATGCGTCCTTCCATTTTGCCATTTCAGCAGGAAGTTTTTTACCCATCGCTTTCCTAATGTGATCTGCGTCAGACCCACTGAAGCCGCACAAATACTGACAAACTTTTGACACTTGCTCCTGATAGACGATGACGCCGTGAGTTTCTTTCAGCGCATCCTCCAATGATGGATGCGGATACGTTGGCATCTTTAGGCCCTGTTTGATAGCAACGAAGTCATCAAGCAGGCCAGACTCTTTCGGACCAGGACGATACAGTGATGTGGTCGCGGTCAAATCCTCGAAAGTCAATGTGCCGACTCCCAACGCAAGGTCGCTTAGCAGCTTTCGCATACCAGGCGACTCAAACTGAAACACTCCGGCTGTTTCTGCTGCGGAGAATGCTTTAAGCGTTTCAAGGTCGTCAAGTGGTACATCATACAGGTCGACGCGCTCGCCAGTTCGCTCTTTTATATAGTTCAGAGCCAACGACAGGACATCAAGATTTGACAGGCCCAATATATCCATTTTGACTAGGCCCATCTTCTCTACAGTGCGCTTATCCCAACCAACGAACGGTTCGTCCTTCGAGTGATCTACGACCGCCCTATTGGTCAGTGGCTCTCCTGCCACCACAATACCAGCGGCATGTCGACCTAAATTTCTGTTGGTTCCCTGTAGCTTTACCGCATTCTCCCATACTTGCGGCCAATCATTAGCAAACTTCTCAAGACCGGGGACCGCATCACGCGCATCCTGTAGTGACATTGTTTTGCCACCACCCTCGTCCGGCACAAGTTTAGATACGAACATGATTTTCTGTGGCACCTCAAACACTCGTCCTACATCACGCAAGGCACCCTTCGACGCAATGCTGTTGAAGTTGACTATGCCTGCAACGCATTCGTGGCCGTATCGCTTCTTCAAGTATTCGGCAATTTCATGTCGCCTCGACGATTGAAAGTCCAAGTCAGCATCAGGCAGATCGTGTCGATCTGGATTGATAAACCGCTCAAATAGCAGTCCATGCCTGATTGGGTCAACGTCCGTTATTTCCAACAGATAGGCAACCAGCGAACCACCAACGGACCCACGCCCTGGCCCAACCATAATGCCCTGAGTGCGCGCCCACCTCACCAAATCTTCGACCAAAAGGAAATATCTCTGGAAATTCATCGACATAATCGCCTTGAGTTCCATCTTCAATCTTGCCTTGTACACTGGCAGGTCTTCTGTTGCAGGTCGATAACCCATAATGTCGCGATTCAACCTCTTTTTCCAGCCAGCGACACACAATTCCTTTAGAATCTGCACCTCGTCTTTGGTAGCGGTGGACATATCTGGCAATGATATTTCAAGCGGCTCAAATTTATAAGCAGCCGCTTTGAGAAAAAGATCAACGTATTCCTTCGGCAGCTTCGGCAATGCGACGGGGAACGCATCAAAGTACGCCTGCACATCCTTATATGGAATAGGGTCAAGATCGTCGTACCAAAGTTCTGTCCGCCAGGGCTTGCTGATGGTCGTGTGATTGATAACTGCCGCCATCGTATCGAACGCCTTCACACAGCCAAGCGGATACAATACCGGTCGAGTGAATATCAGATTGCCCTCACCTCGCCCAAGAGCATCGTTGATGCCTGAGAAGTACGGACCATTATGCGCTTGAAACTGACGAAAAAAATTGTCCTTCAAAACTTTTTCAGCCTCACGAGTCCACTCTTCGTTTTCAGCCAGCGACTTTATATCGCCTGATGTGACAATCCACTCACCTGATGATGCGTGGTGTAGAACCTCTTTCCACGACACTCTGGCCTTGTAATAGAAATGTGCAGCGTCCGTCGCCACTGTGAGCAGGTGCATGAGTCGCTTGAAGCCTTCCTCATTCTTGGGCCATATCATCGGATAATATTCTGGCACCTTCTTTATTCTTGCACCCGCATCCGATACAACACGAATTCTACAGCCGATAACTGGCCTTATTTGGTGCTTCTCGCAGGACGTTACGAAATCCGGCATAGAAGAAACAGTCATTGTTTCCGCCAATCCGAGAACCGTATGACCACCAGCGGCAGCAGTTGCCACAAAGTCGGACACATTGATGATGCCCTCGCCAAATGAAAAGTCGGATCGTGCTATTAGTAGGGCGCTATTCATTGCAAGGTCCAAAGGATATATCCTCTTTAATTTTGATTGGGCGATTTGGAAAACGCAGTTTACCAGCGTCGATGAAATCCTGCAATGAACCAAGACATGGCCCCTGTATTCTCATTATCCAGTCCGTCTGCATCCGCTGGAAACTTTGCGTGGGTATTACGGAGACGCGGAGCGCGCTCTTAGCAACCTTAATTGCCTTGAGTCGTTTTCTGTAGGCTATGCTCATTGATATTTTTCCGGCTGGACGACAGGAGTTTGATAGTAGGCAATCACATTATCCCAATCTTCATCAAATTGTCCTACCGCAATCGGTTTACCAGTGTCTTCATAGAAACCTGAAATTTCCATCTGGGATAGATAGTCTCCGTACTCCCAAAGCACCAGGCCATCGACAGATTCGCTGTCGCCAGCAATCATAACCCAATATATACCAGGTTTGAGCGGCCACAATTTGAGTTCGGGGTTGTACGGGTAAGTTCCGACCCAACCGACGAACTTAGCTTCCGTTTCGCTTTTATCCATATCTTTTCTCCTTCAGTGTATCCACCTCAACAAACTCCACCGCATTAAGTCTCTGCGCTATTTGGCCGAGCGGGAAATCATCTTTGTGCGCCTCCCAAAATCCACGACAGCATACGTCCTTACTGTGGTGACATATTCTATGACCGTTAAATCCCATATGCGGGTCTCTCACGGCATCTTCCAATGTCTTCAGGTCGAGATTGCTGTCCGGTCTGTAGATGCAGGTAGAACACATTTTCTTTTGTACGCGGAACATCATAGCCCAATAGTTTTAGCCGAGTGCCCATCAATTTCAATGAGATTCAGGCCATAAAATAGCGATGTGCAAATGCCTACGTGCGATGACGCTGTGCCCTTTCTCCATCCAAACTCACTCATGAATAGGTTAGCAAGACGAGGCTTTTTGTAACCACCTTCCAGCAGTCTGTCGAACGCGAAGGACAAAAACTTTGGCTTGTTACTGAGCGGATTGAAATGCCCCATAATACCAGCCTTCAAATCGACATTTCTCTTTAGAAGTCTGTCATATACTTGCTTTGCCTTGATGGACATTGTATTGCCGCCGACAATCTTTGTCACAACCATGCGCGAAACTATGGGTGCGAGGATCTTCTCTGGCTCAATGAGAGCGCTTGTGAGATGAGGTAAGTGCTTACCCATCTCAACGCTAATGTTCAGACTGCGGATCAGTTGTACGCGATCTGAGACGCTCTGAGAGCAAGCCGCGAACTGGTCACACTGTTGACATATCTGCTGCGCAGGATTGTGAGTCGCTATGTGACCAAAGCATCCACGGCTACCCATGCTGAATCCTCCAAATCTCTGTTCTTATACCGCGAAAGTCGGCTACAGATATGTTCCAGATTTTCCTGGCCAAATCCTCCATTACCACAATGTCCGTCGGACACTGGCCACCTGGTCTATGTCCAAGCGACCGTCTTATCTTTGCCTGCTCTCTGGTTGCGGTGAATTCTTCCACTAGCCAGTCTGGAGGCACCAAGATCAATTCGTATATGATTTTGGCCGCACCACTTAGCGTATCCAGTTTTTCAGATACCGCGTCCTGCATCTCCAACATTATATCCGGCTGATACACGGTGTTTCCATCCAGAATTTCCTGAAGCAATCCGTCGTCATCATGCCCTGCTGGTTGATCGATACTGGATACGAACGCCGTGACTCCGTGCTGGTAGTAGTCGTTCTTATCCACTAGCCTGTTGAGATTTGTGATAATGGCACGAGACAGGAACGTCGTAAATTTCACGCCGTACTCTGGATCAAAACTATCACAAGCCTTCATCCACGTTAATGCCGCGTCTTGACTCAGGTCTTCAAACTGAACTCGATGACCCAATCTTGCGGCTATCACCCTGCCATGTACCATGTGAGCGAACTTGTAGGCCAGCTTCTCGATACTGTCCCACTGCCTGTATTTGCTATCCAGAGGCAGCATTTATACAAATATCCTTTGAGCCAACTGTGTAGCCGCTTCTCTGTCAATTTCCGACAGTCGATTGATATACGCCAGCATCAATCCTTTCTTGAAGCAGCCTCTCATGGTGCCGATTTTGCTCGCATGAATCAAGGCGCGTGGAGATATCGGCATAGACATTTCTGAACGCTCGACGGCTTCGCGAATCTTGGTTGCGTATTTCACCATGTTGACCGCGTCCTTCTTGTGGAGACTCGCCTGAGATTGCAGTACCAATTCCTCCATTTCGCTAGCCATATAAAGCACCTTCTCGACAATGGCGAACCGCTCGTAGTTAGCGGCGTTCTGCAACTGGGTTCCCTGGTACAGACCCGTTTCGTCACCAACGCCGTTAGTGTTGCCGGTCGCCACAAACCTGAAGTTTGGATGCGGGTCAACTCTGCGCCACTCGCCCTCAGCCTCTTTTATGATAAGCGCCTTTCCTTCCAGCACCGGCTGATAAACGGACAAAACGTGTGGAACGCCGAAATCGTATTCATCGGCTAGATAGACCCACCCGTATTTCATAGCGAGCGCAAGCGGCCCCGGCTTGAATGATGTTTCCGTGTACGTCGACCCGTCCGCCCCAATCTTACCCTTCAACTGTGGATGACCTAGAATCATGGACTCCTCAGTATTGAGAGTATGCTGGACACGAATAACAGGTCGATTGGTGTGCGCACAGACCTGATCGAAGGCAGATGTTTTGCCAGTACCAGAGTGTCCCCAAAGGTAAACCGGCATTCCACCCTCAAGGCCCATCAGAATGATCTTTGTCAGGTTGATATCGAACACATAATTTAAGTCAACATCCGGCACCATCTCAGGATGGTCGTGCTTGCCAAACACGGTAATGTTGATAGCGTTTCCTGTTGGTGTCATCGCATCTGGCGCGGCCCCCAAACTGAAAACCTCGTGAAGCGGTAATCTGGTTGTGTCGTCTCCGACAACCGCCTTCGTGTGTTTTTCCATTTTTTGTTTTTTGATAATATCCCTGACGGTAGCGGAGATGACCGGAGAATCAGGATACTCCTTTTTGTATCGCTCAATTGTCCAGCCGTCAGACAAGTGCTGAGGGGTATCCTCTATGTGCCGCTTTATTGCGTGAACTTCTGAGGAACAGATTTGACAAACAATTTTTTCACCTTCGTTCATGTGGCCACCTCACTCATTTTATGTTTATGTTATGTTCGCGCACATTGTAGTCTTATAGTTCAGCGTATTCAACTTCCGCTTCAGATAATTATTGTCCCTTCAGGAGCATCCGTTTTAGATTGGACATAACCGTGTCAAGCAAGTCCGACATTTTGTGGACTACCACGTAATCAGGATAAAACTTAGATACGCAATCATCCATAATGCCTATGCCAAACACTTCCGTCCCATCCTTGATAAGTCGCTTGATGACCCGCCCTAAGTGAGACACCAATTCCCAATGATTGCCTGATGCGACTGGCGATCCGTCACTCAAAACAATCATCAGTTTCCTTGCTCCTGGTTGCGACCACAACATACGTGCGGCGTACTCTATTGATTCTCCGTCAATATTGTTTGCTAGGCCAACATCATGTGCGGCCATGATACATGCTGACTTTCTATCGGCTGAAAATCTCTGGTTCCAATCCTTAATGATCGGCATATATATCGGCTCATATCTTGACGGCTCCTTTGGCGTTGTGTCTTCTGAAATCGCCTTTCTAATCGTGGTCATATGGTGCGTTATCTCTTCCATGCCTTTAGTGGTGAAGCCTACTATTTGGCTATTGATGTTTAGCCTATCCAGCGCCGTGCCTATAGCATAAGCACACTCACAGGCCAACTCTACTTTCTCTCCGTACATGGAGCCAGAGAGGTCGATAACCAACTGCACATCGACATCCTTTGTCGTCATTTTCATATCACGCCTAAACACTCGCTCGTCACCCGTTGGAACGCGATGCAACGATGCGCCGTCAAGTTTGCCAGACTTGAATCCTGGAATCTTTCGATCAAACGATTTGGCCTGAATCAATCGCTCAAGGTTTTTAGTGATCTGGCCGATATGCTTCTGTATGGCGGTTTGCCGTTTCAGCACGTATTCCCTGTCCGTAACTTTAGGAGTATAACGCTCAATGCGGTCACCATCTTTTGTTAGCGGCCAGTAATTTGAATGCTTAAGCGCCTCTTCCATCTCTGCTGCGATCAACGCGTCGGTCAGACCCTCCATGTCCTCCATCGCTTCTATGCCTTTTTCCAGTTCATCTACGGATGACTCAAAGTCCGACATATCGACCTCTCGATCAATAGATTTCTCTGGTGAATCGCCTACTGCGCCTTTATCATCATTTTCATCATCGGCAGATTCAGAGTCTCCGGCGTCATCGTCATCGTCATCTTCTCCTGTTGATGCGATAGCGTCGTCGTCATCCTTGGAACTGCCACCAGTTGATTCGTCCTCTTTCTCTGGCGCATCATCGCCTTCTTCTTCGCTTGATTCAGAACCTTCCTCCGACGATGCGGTTTTGGAATCGTCATCGGATTTTTCCTCGTCTGGCTCGTCATCTTCCTTTACATGCGACGTAGATTCAAAGTCCGGACCCTCAGCGTCTTCTTCCTCGTCGTTTTCTTCCTCGTCGTTTTCTTCCCCAGCCTCTTTTTCCTCAGCGTCTTCTTCCTCAGCGTCTTCTTCCTCCGGAGAGTCATCACTCGCACCATCCTCATCTTTGTCGCCATGCGGATCATCTTCTGGTTCTTCGGACTCTGGACAATCATCATCTCCCGGCTGTTCCTCACCGTCTTCGTCGTTCATTGGCATATCAGAGCCTACATCTTCCGACTGGTCATCTGAATCAGACTCGCCGCCACTTCCACTTCCGCTCTCGCCACCTGAATCGTCGCCTTCATCGCTATTCGACTCTTCCTTATCTCGCTCATCCTCTCGACGTTTCTTTTCCTCGTCGAACTCTCTTTGCTTCCATTCGGCCATTCTGTTTTTAATGCCAACAGCAACAACCAAAGCCTCTTTTGAACTACTGATATTAGGAATTTGCTCAATCAGATCGTCGCCAATTATCTCCTTGATTTCGGCGAAGGCACCCCATCGAGAGTTCATAAACTCTACCGCAGCTTCATTACCTGCCCATGCGTGAATTGCAACCGACAATCCAGCGCCGATGATTTTTGATTTTGTACCTTCTGCTATAGCTCGATCAAGCTGCGGCTTAATCATCTCTTCCGCCAAAAACGACCAGACTTCAACCAGGTTGTGACGACTTCCGGCATATAACTTTTTCATCTTCCGCTCGATGAATGTGTCCTCCAGAATGTTATGCGC